CTGGATGACCGCCCCTGGATTCCAGTCGAGACATTAGTGACGATTTGGTTAAAGCTTCGGGTTGGAAGGGTCGCCACGATCGAACCTAGACAGTTATATTAAATTGGACCGCTAAGCCAGTTTGCGCGCTGATGTACTGGATGTCGATGGACACCATGCCGGGAATGGCTTCAGCGACACCGATGATCGGTGGCGGATATTGCACGACTGAAGATTCCATGCTCACTTGATCGCGGCAAATCGCTTCGATGGTTGGCGGCTGCCATGGATCGCCAATTTTTTGCGGAAGACCAGCTCCGTACTCTGGATGCCAGATATAGCCCTTGACCGCCGTGCAAATCCGCCGCATGAGACGCTGACGCGCTTCGTCGTCGCCGTCCACAAGAACCAATCCCCCTCGCGGCGAAACCAAAAAGTCGTTCTGCCAATCGAGCCAATAATCCGTCATAAGCCAAGAATCCCAGTCAAAGGACGCTGCGACAGAACCGGCGGCAGCAAGATTTGCCGAATACCCCAAATCCAAGGATCGACCATGTCGTTCATATCGGCAAGCTCAACCCAGCGCATCGCATCCCCAAGCTGATCCTCAGCTATATGAAAAAGAGTCGTGCCGCTGACATAAATCGATTTTGCCGGAATGGTGGCGGCAATGTAGGTCGTTTCAGGAACGATGGTCATGATACTGGAATCAGAACCTTTCTGGTCGGCTGAATGCCGATATCGCCGGTCATCAAGTCAAGATTGAGAACGGCGCGGCTGATCACTTCGAGCATGTCCATAAGATACCATTGGTCGGACGCGCTCATGACTGCGGCTTGAACCCCGTTGATGATGCCAATTTGATTGGACGGCGCTACCCATGTGTCGAGCCCGCCAGCGGCATTTAAAAGCGCCAGAGTCGTGTCGGTTTCAAGCTGCTCGGCGTTAAGCTCGATCGCTTTGATTGTGGGCCAGGATGCGGCGGCAAGCGGCTGGGCGGCGGCAAGCTGCGCCTGCAAGGCGGTAAGATCGTCAAGAATGTTTTGCGGAACGCTCATACCGGCCTACCGCCAGATCCGCCGCCGCCGCCGGATCCGCCGCCCCCGCCGCCGCCGCTCGATCCACCAAAGCCAGCAAGCGGCGAAGCCGGGACGCCCTGGAAAGCCGCGCTGCCGATAGGCAATTGCGGCCCAGGCACCGATCCGGTCGGCGCGCTCATCGATTGGGTGGCGTTGATATTGTGTCCCTGGAGATTGCCGTTGTGCTGCCAGTTGCCGGTGCTCTGCATTTGCGGGGCGTTGATCGAGACGATGTTCTTAGCGTTATGGGCGATATTGCCCTTGTTATCCATTTTGATTTGGGAGATAGGCTGCCCGCCCTGGCAGGTTTGGCAGGTCAGGTGCCCGCCTTGGTTATCCATAATCATCTGGTGCTTAGGCTGGTCGCCGTCTTCTTCGAAAGTCTGGACGGTGAGTTTGTTGCCTTGGGTGTCCATGATGACTTGATGCTGCTTCTTTCCCTGCTTGTTATAAGTCGTGTGCGAAAGCTCCCCTTTCTTAGTGTCGTGAATGGTCTGTGAGAACATCTTGGTCTTGGCTTGGTTCTTGCTGTCCATGCCGGGATCGCCCTGGCTGGTCGCGGGCTGCGCCTGGCCGCCGCCGCCGCTCTGGGATTGCTGCCCCTGCCCATCTTGATAGGTCGTGTGCGTATGCTTTAGCTTTACCGGGTCGGTTTCCATACTCGAGTATTGCTCCGGCGATTGCGTAGAAGTCGGATCCGGTGGATCGCCGCCGCCGCCTTGCCCGCCTTGCCCGCCGCCGCCGCTTTGTCCGCCTTGCTGTTGCTGGAAATGGGTGATGGTCGTGATGCCTTGGGGGTCGATCTTCATCTTGTAGGTTTGGGGCTGAAGCGGAGGCGCATTCTTAAGCGGCGAGTTTTGCCCGCCGCCGCCGCCGCCGCCGCCACCCCCGCCGCCGCCGCTTTGCCCGCCCTGGCCGCCCTGTTGCCCGCCCTGGTTCTGATCGGATTGCTTCGAGGTCTTACCGTAAATATGAATGCTCCCGTCCTTCTTATAAAACATGCGCGCCCCGAGCGAATGCATGAACAGCATCTCGCCGGACTCGACCTGGGGCGGCGTATCGACTTTGGAATGCAGGCTCTTGACGATCCTGCCGCTGCTCAGGTCGCCTTGATGATAGGCGACAGTGACTTGGTCGCCCTGATATTGCCCTTGCTGCTGGCCGCCCTGACCGCCGCCGCCATTGCCGCCGCCGCCGTTGCCGCCGCCCGGGCCGCCCTGGCTTTGCTGGTCCTGGATTCCTTTGCCGGTGCCAGGGCTGAGGCCGCGCAGGATGCCCCAACCGTTGCCCATGTGGCCATCTTCGATCGGCAGCCAGCCGGACTCCTCGCCATCGGGCTGGAAGGTCACTTTGGCTAGGTGCTTCTTCGGATCGTAGCTGGTCACCAAGCCGTGACGTTCATTCGTGCGGCCGGTCAGCCCTCTCTCTTGATTGCGAAATTGATAATTTTGAACGCTCATCCCTATCCTCCAGAACCGGGCTCGCCAAGAGGACCGCCGGTGCCGCTCTCTTCCGTTCCGCCTGCTCCGCCTACAACTACAGCGCCGCCTAATCCGCCTTGGTTGCCCCTTGCCGTGATGGTCATCTTGTGGCCCGACATCCCAAAGGTATGATGAATTTGATCGATAAGATACACCCCGTCGAAGACGGTGTCGCCGGAGACGGCCAGCCCGGAATCTTGGGTGACGGTCACGTCGCCGACGCAATGCGCATTCACCGTGATCCTATGACGGGCGATCTCGTTAGCTTTGGCTTGCGCATATTTCTGAGCTTGGTCTTGTACTAAAGTCGGCAAGGTGAATTCGTACTGAACTTCGGTGCCGCAGCCGCCAGCTATCGCTTCAGCTACGACGCTATTCTTCTCTTCCTCATGCCAGCTTTTGATGAAGACATGGATGGTCTTGCTGGCCTGAACATTGCGCTCTTCAGAAATTTGAAAAGCATCTGAAATTTCAGGCGGTCCAGCCTTATAGTTTACCGAAAAGCCCCCGCTCGGCTGCGGATCGATTTCGTAATGCAGGACGCTGTTTACATCCACGAACCAACGGGCGTTATCCAATTCGGCGCACTTCGAGATGATCGCGGCGTAAGACATGCCCTCTTCGACGGCGACATAATTTTCATCGATCTTCTTGCCGAACATGGTTCCGCCGCCGCCGGTGACGACGACGCCGAGCCCGACTTCGCCAGCAAGCTTTTGCACGACTTGCACCGTCGTCATATCCGGGAGCGTGCCATGCCATTTCTTATTGTGCAGCCTGACCGAATTATCCCGGCCGGACACGACAATGGTGCCGTTTTGCCCGTAATTGAACGTCGCGGAATCGGCTTCGCCCATCACCAGCGGCGCAGTCTTGCCGTTAGATTGCACAATGACGCCGCTCTGGTTGTCGCAAAGCGCTGCGCATGCGGCCTGGGCACCGGGATAATTGATCGGGATCGTCGCGCTGAAATGCGAGCTTTGTCGCGTGCCGTTCATGACCGCCGATCCCTGGATGACAGGAAAGAGCTTGCCGTTGACGCTTAGCCAAGCGCGATGCGGGTTGACGCCTGTTTGGGTAGCCACCGCATCACCTTGACGTTGTTCTTATGCCGCCGGTCGCCGACGTTTGGGCCGTGGCGAGATCCGCGGCTATCAATGCGCCAGTCGCGGCGGCCGGCGCTCCGCCTATCGTAGCGCCTACGAGCCCGCCAGCGGCTGTGGTCAATTCCACCCCAGCGCCAACCCCGGCGGTCGGCGGCACGAACGGCGTGACGCCGCTGACAGGACCAAGATACGGATTGATGGCGACCGTGCAGCTTATCTCATACTCGATCCATTGCGGATAGCGGCGAATGTTAGCTTTGAAATGCTTGATGACCACCTTGCGCGTCATGCCGGCATAGGTCAGCGTCACCTGCTGCCCGGCCCCGCGCAAAGCGTCGAGCTGCTGGCAGTTGTAGAGCGCGTTCGGGGTGAAGAAAAAGCCGTTCCACGAAATATCGTCTTCATCCGGCCCAAGCGTGTCGATGACGCGGCTGCCGCCCGGAAGCTTATGCACGATCATCGCCTGCTGCCCGCCGAACGGCATGTGGCTAGGCACGCAATAATCGTAATTTTGAAAAGTAATTCCGGCTAAGATGAGTTGATCGTCGGCCATTAGACAAGTCCTGAGGCGGAATCAGGCGGCGTATATCCAGCTCTACCATCGAACATCGGAGCTTGGCGAGGGTGCTGAAGGTCGGCCATGGAATATTGATGCACGGCGTTCGCCACGGCTTGTCCGTCCAGATAAATGACGTTGTTGATCTGTACGGTGCCTCCGCCGCCTCCGCTGGGCTCCCAACTTTGCCTATGCAAAAGGCCGCCGCCGGTTGGTCCGGCTTGCGGCAGCATGCGCCCGAAATCGAACGGCAGCGATGTCGTTGGAGGCAGCGGCGTGCTCGTGCCTGGAATCGATATTCCTGTCGATGGCGAAACCGGAGGAATGCCTGAGATGCCGCTGCGCCAATCCTTCAGCGATGGCGGCGGCCCTTGCGGAATTGGCTCCATCCATGGCGGCACCCCGCCGCCCATTCCGGGCGGGAGTCGCCAGCCCGGCGGCAACCCAGGCATCGATAAAGGCGGCGCTACCGGCTGCAATCCGCCCGCTCCGAAAAGCGGTCCCCTTCGCTCATCATGCCATGGCGTGATCGCCGGAATACTAAACCCAAGGCTTCGCAGCGCATTAGCGATCGGAATTTCAACCGCCCTTACGACCTTGTGGCTGAAATCGGAAAAGATAGTCAAAACCTGTTCCAGCCCAGCCGAAGCGTGCCTGCCAATATCGGCAAGCCCGGCAAGCCCGATCTTCAGCTTCTCGAATCCATCGGCAGCCAACGCCCTTATTTCTGGCGACGCCGCAGCGGCAGCCGTGCCAAGTCCAATAATAAGACCAGGAAGACCAGCGAAAGCGGCGAGGCGAATAATAGAAGCAGCCCCTAGCCCAGCCGCCAAGCCGAGCAAAGCATCACCAATAGCCGCAATGGTTTTTGGATCGACCTTTTGCACTTTTTCGCCGAGGCTTTGGATAGCGTCGGCCGCTTCCCTAAGAAGAGCGACCAATGTTGGATTAAAGGCTACGCCAATAGATTTCCAAAGATTCGCCCATTCGGTTTTAAGGCGATCCATTTGAAAGGTAGGGCTCTCTTGCGCAATGGCGAAGCCCTCCTCGATTCCAGCCGCGCGCCTTCGCGCCCGAATTTCCCGCTCTATCGGAGCCATCGCCCCGAGTCGCCCGCGCCCCATCAAGGTCATAGCGATCGCCGGATCGGCGGCGGCGCGCGTTCCGTATAGCCTGCTTAGAGTCGCGATAATGGCTTGAAGAGAAGTCGTGCCTTGAGCTTTCAAAGCTGGCCATAAGACTCTTTGCACCCATTCGTAGGGATTCTCTTCATAAAGCTGCTCTTGGGCGAGATGCCCTCTCTGAAAGCGCCCTCTCGCTCCCTCAAGAATCCCAAGCTCCTTAGCGACTTGAGCTGACTGACGAGTTAGCGTGCCCTGAATGTTCTTGGTGAACATCGACATTAAAGCAGCGCCAGGACCAGCTTGCCCGCCGCGCCCCATGCCACCGAAGCTCTGAATGAGATACGGCAGCACCGTCGTCACAAATGGATCTGGATATTTTTTCGGATCCAAAGCTTCCGGCGACATCCACGCATAGCGCGCCGCCCGGCCATACAGAACGTTCTGACCAATTTGCGCCGGAAGCACAGCTCCTTTTGAAGCAGCGATGCCTTGGGTAATCTGCTCAAGAAATAGCGCCAGATCTTTCTCGCGCCCCGCCCCTAACATCCCGGATTCTTCTAGAATCTTCTTAATGGGATCCAGTAGCCCTTCGCGCTCCTTGCCGGTGACGAAGCTAATGAAAGTCTCCATTTTGGAGAGCTTCATAGCTAATTCACGAGCAGCTTTAGTCGCTTCAGGATCCCCGCCCATGAAATAGCCGGTCTTGCCCATTTCGGACAAAACCTGCTCGACCGGCTGGCCGGTTCTAGCTGATATTCTCCAGGCTTCCTGCAAGTTTTTTTGAATATCGGCTGCTTTTTGCCCTTGCGCCTGCATGCGCAGCAACTCGTCAGTAACCTTGTTCGCGGACTTGGCTACATCGACGAATCCCTTAATAAGAATTCCTGACGTAAGCAGCCCGATAAGTGGCTTAAGCGCCCCATGCCACCTATGAAAAGCAGCCTCGACTTCCCTTTGCTGGGTTCGGATGCCAAGCATGGCGCGCGAAACGCGCGCCAGCGCGCTGACGATGTCGCCAACCAAGAGCAGTTCAACGGCAACTCTATAGTCAGCCATCCCGCATCATCACTTGTAATGAAACACTCGCTGCTTTGCTGGCAAATTCGCTAAATCCTTTTCGAATTCGCCCATGACCGAAGGCAGAAGATGGAAGCATCCTTGTGAAGAATACATGCCGCCCCGATGAAAGAACAGCCCGCCGCCGCCACCGCGATATTGCGGACCAGTCAAATGGTAGGATGAACCGTGCAGCTTCGGGTGAAATTCGCGCGGCCCGATTCGATAATCGCCATGCGGAACGTGAACCCCGCCCGGCGCGCCGCCGGTCACGCTGGAATAGCGATGGCCGCCGACATCGAGGTATCCATGAACTGCGCCCGATGGATCCCGCCTTGTCGTTGTAAAGGTGACGCCGCCGCCAGCCGCTTGCGGGGATGAACCAATTAGGCGTTCTGTTCTAGGCGCGCCAATGCCGCCGCCCTTGCCGCCGCTCACTGCGCCGCCAACAACGCCGCCGCCAGCGCCACCTGCCGCGCCAGCCGCGCCTTCACCAGCCCCAAGTCTCCGGCTTATTTCGAAGTGCATCGGATCCTTGCGCCCGCGCCATTCCCCACCCCAGCTTAGCCCCCATTTCCGAGCTAACCCGGAAGTTTCTGAAGGCATATTGGTTCTGGAGGACCCGAATGGATTATGAGCCGCATCGATATCGATCGCCGTGCCGTAAGCATGCTGCGAAAGGCCGCCACCGCCGCGCTTTGTTCGATAATTCCAGCCGCCGCTACTTGTCGCGCGATATCCTGTCGCTTCCAAGTCCTTCAAGAATCCCGAAAATTGCCTAGCCGCCGCCGGGGCTACCTGCCATGTCGCGCCGCTGGGGCTTTTGATTTGAACCGTACCGCCGCCCGATCGAATCGGCTGAAAGCCTAACCTAGCTGCTTGATTCGCTGGCAATGCGCCGCCTGGCCCTAAAGTGGCGAGACTGGAATCTCCGCCGCCTTGTTTGCCCACCTGCCCATACCATTTTTTCCAGCCCTGTCCTCTGCTCTCGCCAACAAAGGTTTCTCCGCCAGCCCTAAAGCGGACGCCGCCCGGAAACATGCCTTGCCTTATTCGATTTTCGACAAACTGGCCAGATGCGTTGCCGGTCGCGTAATTGCTGATGTTGGACCCGGCAAGGACCGCATCGAGCTGTTTTTCAAGCGCGGCGCGCCGCCGCGGATCGGCGACCGCAGCTTGCCCACGATGAATCCCGCTCGCTTTGGCGTCGTAATAACCGCGGTCGCCGCGACGCCAAGTAAACTGCGCTTCTTCCGATAGGGGTTTACCGGACATTAAAGCGCGATTCATCATGGACTCCATGACGGCTTGCTGCGCCCGTGGATCGTTATTCTCGTTGGCGGCGATGGTCATAACTCGTTTGCGAAGCTCTGGGTTGTTCTCCAGCTCCTTTCTCATTCTGGATCGATCGATGACTCCGCGACCGCCGCCGGTATCGCCGCCACTGGCGTCAACCGTTGCGCCGGGATGAAACGCCGGATGAGTATCGTGAAAAGGAGTCCGGGCGCGCCCCGGCGCTTGCGGGAAGCGCCGCCCCGCCCACGCGCCAGGACGCTGCGTCGAGTGCCACGGCGTCCTTGCCCTGGCTAGCGCAGGAGCCGCCGCAGCGCCGACTCCGGCATCGCCCGCGCCAGCGCCCATACCGCCGCCGCGACCGCCTCCAGGACCGCCATAAGGACCCTGCATGCCTTGCCGCCAATCGCCGCCTCTGCCAGCCCCGCCGGTCGATCCCATCGGCGCTGCTCCAGCCGCGCCGCCGCCCATGCCGCCCGGCAACGGTCCCGCCGAGGGCGTCTCGCCGCCGAGAAAAGCGCCATAGCCGTAATCGCCTGGAGTTCCGGTCCATGAGAGCCATTGCCCGACGTCGGACATGGCGATCGGCGAAGCTTTGAAATCACGCGGCGGCATCAGGGCTTCCTGTACCGCCGGGCGCGAAGCGCCATGCGCTCTAAGCGGGTCGGGTCAGAAGACGGGAATCCCCTCCAGGCTCGGGCGAAGACTTCCTTCGCCCGCTCAGCTTCCGCTTCGTACAGAAGGGCTTCGTCGAACTGCTCGGCCGCAAGGCATTCCTGCTGCGCCAAGACCAGCGAAGAAATCCGTTGCGCCCGCTGCCTGTCCGCAGGATGCATCTTTGCCAGCAATGCCGCTTTTTCGGCG